CTAATCAAGGCAGGACACATAGCACCGGGAGATGTTGATGAGCGTTCAATTGTCGATATTCGACCTGCCGACCTCGTCGGATACACACAATGCCACTTCTTTGCCGGCATCGACGTCTGGTCCTACGCATTGCGTCGAGCTGGATGGTCCGACGACCATCCTGTCTGGACAGGTTCTTGTCCCTGCCAACCTTTCAGCGCGGCAGGCAAAGGAGGTGGGTTTGATGACGAGCGGCACTTATGGCCGCACTTCCACTGGCTTATTCAAAACTGCCGACCTGCAGTCATCTTTGGCGAGCAGGTTGCGAGCAAGGACGGACTCGGCTGGCTCGACCTTGTACAAGCTGACTTGGAAGGATCGGGCTACGCCAGCGGGGCGGTCGATACCTGCGCTGCGGGCTTCGGCGCGCCGCACATCAGACAGCGGCTCTGGTGGGTGGCTGAGCGGATACCCAACTCCAACGAAATCGAACGGGGACGGCGGGCAGATTGCCAAAGATTGCAGCCCAACGGGCCGACGTTCAAACGGATCGAAGGCGACTGTTTCATTGAACCAGATTTGCCAGTTAACGGGCTGGTCAACAGCATCGGCTCGGGACTGGAAGGACAGCGCAGCGGACATCAAACCGAGAGCAGACGGGACGGAGAGGTTCGACCAGCTGCCGAGGCAGGCGAACTTGGCAGGTTGGACGACAACGACAACGACGGACGCATTGCGCCACCCATCACCGAACTTCAAAACAAAGAACGTCACACTGAACCACGCGGCAGCAATGACGGGCCCAGCCCGACTAACGGCCACTGGTCAGATGCTGACTGGCTCTTTTGCCGGGATGGAAAGTGGCGGCCAGTTGAACCCGGCACATTCCCGCTGGCTCATGGGTCTGCCGCCAGAGTGGGACGATTGCGCGGTTACGGCAATGCAATCAATGCCGAGCAAGCACAAGCGTTCATCGAAGCGTATCGCGAAACCGAATTAGTTGCAGCCAACGACAATCACTGCAGCAATACGCTGTGGCCCTCCGCATAGAGATGGTTGAGTAGGCCAGCGGTGTAGTTGGCTTGCCACTGCTCAAACCCGGTTTGAACGTTACCGCCGAGCTCGGCTACTTGTTCCGTCACTTTATCAATAACGGCCCAGGTTCCGTCTGGCATTTCTCGAATGCTGTATCTGGCTTCGTTCATTCGTTTTCTCCAAGGAAACAAACATGCATACTAACATCACGTCCGTTGTCGAAGAAGACCCAATGCTCGATGTTGCGCTGTCGTATCAGGCGCAAAACTGGCCAGTGTTTCCTTGCCGCCATCGCGACGATGAATATGTCGATCAGGACGGTTGTATTGAAATCCTCGCCACCAAAACCCCGCTCACGAGCAACGGATTCCGTGGCGCGACGCTAAACGAGCGGATCGTACGCGAATACTGGCGGCGCAATCCATCCGCGATGATCGGCGTGCCAACAGGTGCACCAATTGGCGCATGGGTGCTGGATATCGATCCGAAACACGGCGGCGACGAAACGCTTGCATCGCTGGAGGCCGCACACGGCGTGCTGCCTGCAACACTGACAGCAGAAACCACGAGCGGCGGCCGTCACTACTTCTTTCGTCATCGTCAGGGCGTTCGCAATCGCGGCGCTCTTGGTACAGGCGTCGATGTACGCGGTGACGGCGGTTATGTCATTGCGGCCGGGAGCGTGCCAGAGGTTGGCCTGCCTTATCGCTGGATCTCAGAACAGGAGCCGGTCGACGCGCCAGACTGGTTGCTGGAGCTGGTGCTGCCACGCTCGTACGAAAGCACCTACACTGCAGCACCGTCAGTCAGTGGCAAGATCAACGACCGTTATGTCGAACGTGCAGTTCAATCCGAGCTGGACGATCTAGCGCTTGAACCTATGGGCAACCGCAACAACCGGCTGAACGACGCAGCATTTCGTTTGGGCACTTTCGTCGGGGCAGGCGCACTGGCTGAATCCGAAGCTCGCGCGCTCCTTCAGGATGTAGCTCGAGGCTGGGGGCGCGACTGGCCGCGCTGTGTAAAGACGATCGATAACGGCTTGGCAGCCGGTGCGCGCAGCCCGCGCAATGTGCCGCAGAACGACAATGATAACACACGTCTCGTCGATATCAGCCGGATGATTGCCAATGGACTGGCCAAAGCTGAGGCGCGCACCGACGTTGTTGCAGAGCCAGTCGCGGACTTATATGAGAATATTAGCAAAAGCGAACAAAATACTGAAAAAAAACGAGCAATCATTGCAACGCCTTTTGTCTGGAAAGACCCGGCGACCCTGCCACGGCGCGAGTTTGCGTTCGGTAAGCACTTCATTCGCAAGTATGTTTCGGTGACAGTCGCGCCGGGTGGTCTTGGCAAAACTGCGAACAGCATCGTCGAGGCGCTGGCCATGGCTTCGGGTAAAGCGCTCAATGGCACGAAGCCTCCGAAGCGCCTGAAGGTCTGGTTGTTTAATGCCGAAGATCCGCGCGACGAGCTCGAGCGCCGTATCATGGCCGCTTGTATTCATTTCAATCTTAAGCCAGCGGATATCGATGGGCATCTCTTTCTAGACACAGGCCGCGAGCAAGAATTGGTCATTGCGATCGATGACAAGAAAGGCGTGCGGATTCAGGAGCCAGTTGTTGAAGCTGTCGTTGAAACGATCTCTGAACTTGGCATTGACGTGATGATTGTTGACCCGTTCGTGTCGACGCACCAGGTCAATGAAAACGACAACGGCGCAATCGACAAGGTGGCCAAGCTTTGGGCGCAGGTCGCTGACCGGACGAATTGCTCTATCGATATCGTGCATCATTTGCGTAAGGTGAGCGATCGTGAAGCGACGGTTGAAGATGCTCGCGGCGCGGTCTCTCTTATCGGTGCGGCACGTTCGGTGCGGGTGCTTAACCGCATGTCGGAAGCGCAAGCCAGTGAGGCTGGCCTTACACACGAAGCGCGCTTCTCATATTTCAGCGTGGTCTATGGCAAATCTAATTTGTCAGCACTTTCGCACAAGGCTGACTGGCGGAAGCTGGAAAGTGTCGCTCTGGGGAACGGGCAGGGCCTGACCAAGCCTCAAGACCATGCGCCAGTCGTGACGTCATGGGCATGGCCGACGAGCGAGGAAGTTGCTGAAACACTGACCGAAGACGAACGCGACGCAATACGAGGGGTTGTGAACGGCGGTATGTACAAGCCGGCACCGCAGGCCAAGGATTGGGTAGGGCGTGCCGTGGCGTATGCACTGCAGCTGGACGTCGACGAAGAGACAGACAAGAAGCGTGTCGGCATGATCACCAAGGCGCTGTTCGCGGAGGGCTTCCTCATGAAGGTGGAAGACCGGGACCCTGTTCAGCGCAGGGCGACGACGTTTGTTCGAGCGATGTGAAGAGAGCGCCCTACGGGGCGCTTTTTTATTGCGCTATGCAAATAATGGCGGCGGATTGAAAGCCTGTGATGCGGCACTGCTTGCTGTAGCAATAGGTTTTACTGCGTTAGTAATTTTTTAAGCATGTAGTGTAGTTGATAGTAAGAAAGGTCCAATGATTGGTGCTGTTGCGATAATGTTACAGACATTTTCCTGCTGCACTCTATATATGGGGTAACGGATAATTTAAACACTCTATTGGGGTTTTGGGGAAATACTATGAAAATCAAGTCAATACTGCTTGCTACTACTTTTGCTTTTGCCGGAATTTCTGCTGCAAACGCAGCCGATGCTATCGTTTATGAAGAACCAGTTGCTGTTATTGCTCCAGCTCCAGTGTTTTCATGGACTGGTGGTTATCTCGGCGGACAGATCGGTTATGGTTGGGGTAAGTCCACGTACAGCGATGTTGATGGTTTCGGCGGCCGGTTGAAGCCAGATGGCTTTCTTGGAGGCCTCTACGCTGGTTATAACTTCGACGTTGGCAATAGCATTGTTCTGGGTGTTGACGGCGACGTTACCTACAACAATCTAAAGAAGCGCTTCTCGGAAACCGATGAAGATGGCGATTTTGATAGCGTTGAAACAAAGCTGCGTTGGTCGGGTGCAGTGCGTGCCCGAGCAGGTGTAGCAGTGGACCGATTCCTGCCATATATCGCAGGTGGTGTTGCTTTCGGAAGTGTAAAGAACTCCGGTACTTCTATCGTCGACGGTGTAGAAGAAGGCTTCTCAACGAGCAAAACACACACCGGCTGGACTGCTGGTGCTGGTGTTGACTACGCTGCAACTGACAATGTGATCGTTCGTCTCGAATACCGTTACACCGATTATGGCCACAAGAACTTTGAAATTGATGGTGAAAATACCCGCAATAAATTCAAGACCAATGAAGTTCGTCTTGGCGTAGCATACAAGTTCTAAAGTTCTACCTCCCGTCTAGCTGAGCCGCCTAGAGAAATCTGGGCGGCTTTTTCTATTTAAAACCCAAAGCAGCACAACCCGATGTCACAATCAAAATACAACCATAGGTAACGCGTAAGTCTTGTTGCGTAAGTCTCAAAAAACCTAAAAAGACTTGCGCAAAAGCACGCTGCTTTTAGTGCGTAAGAGTTCTTATATAGAAACTTACGCACAAAGCGCGCAGCGCGTAGTTCTATGCGTTTGAGAACTACGCACTTTTTAGAAAATTTCCTGATTGAAAAATACAACCTGATTTGAGGTTGGTTGAAATTTTGCCGGTCGACGCTTGACCGGCCTGTCACTCCCACCATGATGTGAATTGTTCCGCTACCAACGGAAGCCCACCAAGCTGACGCACCATGAACACGAGGAGAGACCATGACACGAAGACCTGCGCCGAAAGGCGCGTCATCCAGCATGCTGAGTCCAAGCAAGCTCAGTTCCAAGCCAGCAGCAAAACCAAAAGCCACGACCCAGACCGTCCGCATTAATGGCGTCCGAACAATCATCACGACACGCGATGGCAAGGTGACGACAAAAGCAGCCCTGCCTCTGGAGCGGGAACTGCAAGCTGCGCAGGTCCGGGCATTACGCAGATTGCCAGAATACGTTCACACAGCGCGAGAAGTGTTGCCGGGAACATTCACACTGGCCGGAGATCAAAACGCAGCCAAGCGTGGCCCCAAGGCGAGAGCGGAGGCATTAGCGGCAGGACTGACGCCGGGAGAAGCAGACGTCCGGATTTATCTCTACGGTGGTGTACTGCGGCAGATTGAAAACAAGGTCGGCAAAGCAAAGCTCGAACCAAGCCAGATAACCCGCCATCCGTTGCTTGATGCTCTTGGCTTTCCCGTCGTGGTCGTCAGGGCAGTGACCGAAGATGATGCAGCGGAGCAGGCAGTGAGGCTGGTTAAAGGCTGGCTGAGTGAAAGCGCGACAAACCAAGCTGCGTAAGTGACGAACCAAACACGAGGAGAATTTTATGAGCAATGCGGTAACAAACAAAATCATCCCTGAAGGGTTCTATTGGTCAAAGTTGTGCGGGATTGCCTTGAGGAAGAGACAGCTTGGATCACCAGTAACGGTAGAGCGGCACACTATGGCCCCAAGTTCTTTGTTGAGGCGGGTACTTGCTGAAATATCGCCTGTCGAGAGCGACGCAAATGAAGCCAAAAAACTGACATCAGAAGACGCTTCCCGTTACGGTTCCGCACTGTGGTCTGGTAAATTGAAAGAATATTTCTCTTGGAGAGACGAGCAGGGCTTGTCGTGGTGGCATGAGCAAGAGCGCCTTTATCCTTCCGCAGCAAATGATAATTCGGCGGTAGCGGTCAGGAAGGCAGCATGAGCAGGCACAAGTCCCTTGCCGGAGCCATGACTGCTTTGATGGCTTACAAAAACCGGCCTGAAAGCGAAATCATACCCGTTTCAACAAACTGGAATGTGGTGCCTGAGAATAGCAACGAACCCGAAGCGATATCGCAGATGCATACTGAACGACGCATTCAGATACTTCCGACCGTTGAAGAAATCATGCGGAATGTCGGCAGTGAGGACATCGAACGCAACGAACTAGGCCAGATAGTTCGTATAGGTCGCCTCAAATTCAGCGATGGCACGCAGGTTGAGGCTGGAAACAAATATGGACCCGGTGGCGAGGTAATCGCCACCAAACATCGGATGCCAGCGGGTGCAATGCTTGGATGCCGCGAACAGGAGAGCAGAACACTAGGCGGAGATGAGAATCCATCCGAAGTTGCAGCAAGTAACAACTACTTCCTAGCTGCGTTTGAATTAAAGCGCCGAGAGCGTATTCCATCAGGCAAAAAGACGAAGCGAACATATCAAACGCATGACCAGGCAAAAGAGGAACTAGCGAAGGCGTACGCAAACACGCCAGAGCTACCGCCAGTAACTATATGTCCGCCGGGGCTGCCGAACGCAGGCAACCGCATTGGAGACAGCTTTCTTGGGATGAAGAAAACGACAACCGGTGAATCGGGATCAATGGGATGGCAGGACGTTTCTACTGCCCTGGTAGATCGTGAGATATGGGCCCAAGCCATCGAGGCGCTATCGGAGAGGGATAGAACGGCAATGGATACGGCGGCACATGGAAAGGTGAGGAACTACGAAGGGTTAGGGATATCTTTGGGCTTCAAGCCAGAATATTCGCGACGCAAGGGCGGGCGGAAGGCCTTAACAGCGGCCAATGATAATCTTCAAGAAAACATAAAAAGATTTTCTGCTTAGGTCCATATTCCGCATAGTTATGGTTCTTAGATGTGAAGGGGTCGAGATAGAAACATTGCGACCCCAAACAATTCCGGCCACGGACCCTGCGCTATGCTGTATTAAGTGCAGCCTCTGAGTGCGGGGTAACTACCCGACGACGGTATTCAGTCGTCAATCTGAAAAGCAAGCGCAATCCCCTGCAGTCATTGGCTCGCAGGCATAGGCAGTGCACGCCTGCATTGCGCTTGCCAATCTATTCATATCCCCGGCGCCGTTTCTCCTCCGGCAGACGGGATGCGGCGGGTTGAGCTCATTCCTGTGGGCTCCCCGCCGATCAATTTTCATCTGGGTGTAGCTCAGTTGGTAGAGCGCTCGGCTTGGGTCCGAGAGGCCGCAGGTTCAAGCCCTGCCACCTTGACCAGTTTCATCAAGAAGAATTATGCGGAGTGGAGAAGTGGTCATCTCGCTTGGCTCATAACCAAGAGATCGTCGGTTCGAATCCGACCTGCCGCAACCAAACAAAACCAGCAACGCCTATGACGGCGCACTCAAGCTGGTTACTATCGTGAGGCCAGACCATGACACAACGCACATGGCTCCGCCTCTATAAGACTGCCAGATGGCAGCGAATGCGCGAGCGACAGCTGACAGAGCAACCACTCTGCATGTTCTGCCTGCAGGTTGGCGACGTAGAACCTGCGACCGTGTGTGATCATGTTATCGCTCATAAGGGCGACGAGTTCCTCTTCTGGGATGCTGGTAACCTCCAGTCACTTTGCAAGACGTGCCATGACCGAACCAAGCAGCGTTTGGAGCGAGGTCAGGACATCGTGACCTTCGGGGCTGACGGGTGGCCGGTTTGACCCTTGGGGGCATCAAAAAGTCGACGAAGGTCGAAAACGCCGGAACGGCGAGGGTCCATCGCGCACGCATCCGCAATTCAAAATATGACCCCTCTTGAAGGATTTCCCCAATGGCAAAGCCGAGAAATCCCCTCGGCAAGGCTAAAATCGAGGGGAGAGACAAGAAAGACCCACAGCGCTTCAAAAGCCGCACCGACGCTAAGGCTTACGGCCCGCTCGGTAATCCTCCCGCATGGTTGAAGGATACGCCGGAGCTCAAAGCCAAGGCTGCGTGGAAGCTGTTTGAAAAAGAGCTGCCGTGGCTGAACCAGTCACACCGCACTCTTGTCGGTATGGCGGCCAATATTCAGGGCCGCATCATGGCTGGGCAGGAAGTTGGCGTGCAAGCGATGAACTTGCTGCGTCAGATGCTTGGCCAGATGGGTGCAACGCCTGCCGACGCATCGAAAGTTGCGACCGGTGACGACGGCGATGAGAAGGACGATCTGCTTGACTGATATGCCTGCGCTGGAGCGTGTGAGCGCTTACGCGCAAGCTGTCCTTGACGGAACTGAGATTGCAGGCCCGCACGTTCGGAACGCTTGCCAGCGTCATTTCGACGATCTGGCAACAGGCCATGAGCGCGGGCTGTGGTTTGACGACGAGGAAGCTGATCGTGTGTTTCGCTTCTTCGAAGAGCGCTTGAAACTCTCAGAAGGCCAGTTTGAAGGCAAGCCCTTCAAGCTGCACGCATCGCAAGCATTCAAGCTCGGTTCGTTGTTCGGCTGGAAGCGTGAGGACGGTTCCCGCCGTTTTCGTCGTGCGTACATCGAAGAAGGCAAGGGTAACGGCAAGTCTCCATTCGCTGGCGGTGTCGGTCTATTTGGATTGATCGCCGACAAGGAAGCTGGCGCACAGATTTACGCCGCCGCTGCCAAGAAAGAGCAGGCCGGGATTTTGTTCCAGGACGCTGTGAAAATGGCCCGGGCCGCACCGGCTTTGATGCAGCGTGTGAAGTTCAG